TGTCTTACTTGGTGTTTCGCGAATGGCGTCTAGTTTTTTGTTTAAATCGTAAAAGAAACTCATTGTATTATCCTCTTGGGTTGGCGCCAGTGGCTGGCTTGGGTTGACGCTTGATATTGGTCATTGGGCTCTTGTTACCCATGGGCAATTCATTTGTGGTTTTTGCTGGTGGCGTCTTTCCTCCAGCAACAGTAAAGTTGCTCTTGTAGGCATTCTTCAGGACCACATGATCATATGGATCAGCACCATAGTCCTTCTTTAGCGCACGTTGTTTGGCATCATCTGCAGGATATGTAGGGTCGTCCAGCAGGTCTTTGTTTTGACTATCAATCTTGGCTGTTTCCTCATCCATGCTTTCTTCGTAGGGTGTGGTCATCATCACAATGCGATTGGGATCCAGGCCCAGCAGTTGCGCCAGTTGTTTGATCTGTGGTTCAACAGCTGGATATCGAAACTCCACATCAACCAGACTCATGGGCTGATTGGGAAAGGCCGGAAAGTCCGGCACTACCTTGCGCACCGGTGCAGTTTTTGCGTCGGACATTTTGACAATGTCAAACTGATTGCACTTGGCCTTGAGTTCTTTAAAAAAGCCAGCAGGCACGTCACCTACCACCTTGATACGGTAGTTGTATGTGCGTTCGCTTTCGGCTAGATATCTTGCAAATGGTTTTTTCATATTCGGTATCCTGTTGTATATTTATTCTTTTTCAGCAATTTGGTCTTTGCCAAGAATGCGATTTAGCAAATCGTTGCGGCTCAGAACCATGCCTTCCGCAGTTTGTGTAGGTGCTAGACCTGAATCTGCAGCCTTGGAATCCAGAACCTGTTGCTGTTGATCCAGTCGCATTTTTTTCATCTGCAGATCAATCATCTTGAGTTTTTTGTCCAGCTTGGCTGTTTTTGCTGTGATAGCATGTCCCAGCATGTTGCTGGCTACTCCAAAGATTTCGCTGGCAAAGCGGCTGTCTACCTGCATGCCAAGATCCATGAGATCTTTGTAGCTGCCCTTGGCCATGTCACTCAGCTCATCCATTTCAGTGTCTGTGGCATCTAGTCCACGCACTGCCGGAAGGGCATTGTCAATCTTGTCAATGGTGAGATCAAGTTCCGCCAACAAGGCTTGATTGACGGCAATGTCAGGAACTTCAGCGTCTATTTCTGCCGCAGTTGGTGGGAGATCAAACAGCTCTTCGAGTTTTCGTGTCATACCCTATTTAGCGGCTCAACACTCAGCTATTATCGTTTGCTGCCTTGATGAAAGATGTCGTTTTCTGTAATAACGCGGAAGGTCAGCCCTTGTGTCTTGCACCAGGCAGTGGCAGCAGCCCATTTGGCATAGTTGATGGCTACCACAGCACGGTCGCGACTGTTCATTTTGCTTTCAATTACACTTTGTTTTTTGGGTTTGATTTCAATCAGTTCTGCTCGCATGGTATTTTCCCTGGTGCGGTAAGTGATCAAAAAGTCTGGAAAAT